TCTACGAACTTCTGATTCGTTTTCTTTCCTAAACTTATCCTATTCTTCCATCCTTTGTTTAATCCTATCACAAGACGGCCTATGTTATTGTTGATACAATAGTTCACAATATATCTACTGATCTTGTGAATATGATCCTCAATCCAAAAATTCCTATAATTATTTAGCCGTCTAAGTCTCTTTGAAGTACCCTTATCGCCAATATATGACATCAACCTAGCTCTCTTCTTATTATACCACTGATTAAAGGATTTTATAATCTTTCCGTTTACAATGAAAGGTTTTTTCCCTGCATTGTTGATACATGAACATAAATTATTCAATCCCAAATCAATCGAAAGAACATTATCCTTATTCAGGTTTAGATCCTGTTCCTTCTTCTCATAAATAACCTCAACCACATAGCATGTAGCTTGAGGGATTATCCTAACCTGACATAATTTATTATCTCCTATTTTAGTTTTGATTGGCTGGATTATGTTTTTGATAAAATGAATGCAACCATCACTATTAAGCCTGCAAGCAGAAGTGGTAAAAACAATCATATTTTGTTTCTTTCCTCGCTTGTACTTTGGTAATCTAGGTTCTGAGTTGAACTTAGAAGGATTCTTCTCATATTCCTTCTTTGATCTGATCCAAGACCTTATCGACGAAAAAACTTGGGCTATAACTTGCTGAGATACTGCTGTCGGTAAATTTCTGAAATCAAACTGATTCTCCTTACAAAGTTTGGTAGAGAAATCATATTCCTTTAGATAGTTACCATCGAATATCCCTTGCCTGATGTTGAAAAGAACATAATTGTACAACAACCCGGATTTGAGGCATATATCCTCAAACTGGTTATCTTTTACAATATGTCTCTCAACTAATCTCATTTTAATATCTTATAGTATAAACACAAATATTATTTATTTATGGTACAAAGATACGAATAGTTATAATTAACTATTAAAAATAAATGTGAATAATATATAAATATTAAATTTTATATCTGATACTCAAATCATCCAGCTTTACTCATCTCGAGCCCTTTTACCCCCTAAAAAGACGTCTTTTATAAAATCTTCGGCGATGATTATATGTATTATCTTTCCTCTGTATGATAGTCTTAGGTGTCCGATAGTTACGTTCTTCCTGTCTTTGGCATTCGCTATTCCATTGTTTTTTTTTACCTCGTCATACAAATCGGATATACTCTTCTTACACATGTCTAAGAACATGCTTATATATCTGTATATAGTGGATTGAGATATCTCTTGCATACCTATGCCTATGAGATTCTTATTCAACTCATTAAGAAGGTATGCTACATTGAACTTAACTGTCTTTCTTTTAGTTACTTTGTATATATGATGTACGTTTCTGGTTCTGGCTCTGAATATTATCTTGGAAAGGATTCTTACCCGATCAAGTTTCCGGCTTTTGTTAGCCATATTCCGTCTTTCGTCTGAGCTTAAATTCTTATCCAGACATTTGTATACGGATCTTTTCTTACCTACGAATATTTCTTTCGTATCCTCATTCTTCTTAGCCTTATACGAGTAGATCATGATACAAGATAAAGCTATTCTTATCTCGCCCTCGGCATAAGCCTTAAGCGTCTTTAGCTGATAGTCTATATCCTCATGGCAATCCTCTATAACATGTCTGTAGCAGAAATAAGCTATGCCATCGGATAGGATATCTATAAAATCATCGGTATTGATCTCGATACGGTCACGGTAACCATCTCTCATCCTATTTCTTAAAAATACATGCTTCTGGACATTTATGATAGAAAGATAAGCCGTTACCTGCTTACACTTCTTTTCTATAACCATGCCGGAACCTCTTATATTATCTTTCTTGTTCGAGTATTTTACGGCCGTAACCTTCTTCCCGTCCTTATTGGTTACAGGTTTGTAATCTACTGGACAGACAAGTGATCCTGCCGGAAGCCTTAGGCATCCAAGCTCATCTTTTTTTGCTTGTATATCTTTTGGGATATATGCTTCGGTAAGAATCTTATCGAAATTTGATTTCATTTTCTGTAAAAGTGCTACCTTTGTCTCCATGGTATTTTTTTTATTTGCTGCGAATATACAAGTTTCATCAATACGAAACAAGTTATTCGGATGGATGGGTAGCCTGTGAAGGTCGCCCATTTGTTGTTTAAGGAGGGTAGGTAATGTTCGTAAAACGCTGTGCGCGTGAACGATCGTTTTTTCTCAACCTACTTGTTACGCGCGCGTTAATAGGTATATTTATTAAATATAATTAACTCTATAAACATATACTACTTTCTAATATCTCTATCCGTACACAGAACCTCTCCTGACGTCGAGTTCCTGTGTACTCCACTTAAAGTCTCTATTTAATAAAACATTACTTTTTACCGCCAAGGTATGGTGCCGTCAGGCAGGATACCGCAGGCTAAACCTGGTAGAAGCCGTATCCTATACCGGAAGCCGGTACCCCGGTAGGGGGATCGGGTGGAGCATAAGCCAAAGAAAAAAAAGCGAGGTCTTGTACGATCGCTCGCGCTCCGGCCGTCCGTATCTTCTACGGCAGGCTCCATCGCCCAAGGCTTCCCATTTCCCCCTTGGCTTTATATCCCATAACATAGCAAGAAGGAATCCAAAGGGAAAAGGGGTGGTCATGTCCCATGAGGCAGGATAGAGCTGTCCACCGCCGCTCGGAGGCATGTATGGCCGGTGCTCAACTGGCCTCGTTGCCGTGGCTTACGGTGGACTTATCTGGCTTTCCTCCTCCATTTCCACCACCTCTTCCCTTTGGATGTTCGTAAATACATGCTAATCAGCATATATTATGTTGATTATGGCATAATTTCTTGACAACGATATTTTTTTTAAGTAGTTTTGTTGAAAACTAATTTTATATGGCCGAACAGAGGAAAGCTTTCGTATTTGCGTTGCCTTATGATACTAGGTTGGATATGATCCAGCAGTTCTTAAGGATATACAACGGCTATCTGGATTCCAAGGGTAGGAGCTTGATTACTGAAAGGACGATAAACTTACTTTCTTTCTACATCAACTACGGATACTCGGATGATACCAGGGCCAAGTATATGGATTGTTATGGACAGAAGGAATCTTATATCGCTGTCCTTAACAATGAGCTAAAGCGTGGCGGTTTTTTAGTAGACAAGAAGAACGGAAATTTCCGTACCCGTGAGCTGTCTATTGAGATGAGAAGCCTACGTAATTATTTTGTTCTTGACGGAGAGGGTGATGACACCCGTGTAATGGGATTCGTATTCAAGAGAAACAAATTGAATATCGATGGATAGGAGTCTTATTTCGTTCGACAGGGATATTGTCGATGAGGTGGTGAGAAGATCTGGAGGGAAGTTTACCAAGCAGCAGGTCGAATGGTGCATGAAAGCATCCGTATCTTATATCCATCATCTCGCCAGATATACCGATAATATATCTATCAGGATACCGTTTATCGGATATGTTATATGCAACCTCCGTGAGATGCGTGTAAGACGTGATAAGATACGTCGTATATATGTCAAGGAGGGTAATCGTTATCCAGACGAAAGGATGCCTATTGAGCTTGATTGTCTGGATAAGAAGATAAAGGTGATAGAGGGTATGGAGGGATTGAAGAACGGAGATCCCCTTATACGTGACAACCATGAGGCTATGTATCAATGCCGGTATGGTATGACATGGGAACAGTTACAGGATTTTCAACAACAACAATTTAAAAAATAATATGCAAACAATTGGTAAAGCCCAAGTAATAGCCCAAGCTTGGGAAGACAGTTTATTGGGCAGGATTCCTAAGGATGAGAAGGATTATCCGGAGTGGTACAAGAATCGTCTTTATTTATGCAAGAAATGTCCTAAGAACTCTTCTAATATAGCTTTCTTTAAGTTACCAGCTAAGGTATTGCTGCAAAGATTGATGGGAAGACAGGCATGCTCGCTGTGTGGTTGCTTTATCAAGGAAAAGGCTTGGATGAAGACAGAGGTATGCCCGTTGAAGTTCGTGGAGGGTGAGAAAGCCAAATGGAATGCTATGGAGGTGATAACAGCCGATCATAACGATTTTAATATTGAGTGCCCTAACGATTCCTTTGATATAGGACTGACGGATGATGAGAGCGAGTTTTATCTAAATATTTTTGATCAGAAAATAGGTGATAAGATAGAAATCGTGTTATTTATCACCCATAATGATGGTTTCCATGTCAAGGAGCATCATCTTGGATGTGGATGTATGGGAGATGTATCATATAACAAACATCCTGACAATGAGAATAGAATTATATTTAGGATGACGTTAGATACCTCAAAATATACGGAAGGTCATTTTGAGAAACATCTATCTCTTATGGGTTATACTAAGGACGATCCTGAACGTAATTTCAAACATTTCCCGCTACGTATTATAGGGGAAGCTTATAAATAATGCCGTGAGAAATCTCGTAAGAAGCAAGATAGATGACCGTATCCATGCCCTTATTGTCATGGAAGTCGGATGCCGTGAGTTGCCTGAATATTCGTTGGGTGATATACTTTACTCCGCTTTAAGGAGGATAGCTAGGGCTAATGGTGGTAATGTCCGCTTCTTGCGGGATGTTAGTACCAGAGATTTATTGAGGTCTATAGACCAAAGCATCAGTGATGAGATTGAATTAAATAATAATGATTATAACGTGTGATTATAATGGAAGAGGATAAGGATATCAAAAAAGAGATCAGGGATTATCTTAAAGAAGAGGCGGATACTCATATAAGGCATTGGATAGCCATAAAGCGTGAGAGCAAGCGTCTGTATAGCGATATTGAAGATAGGACTAAGAAGATAGCCCTTAAATCATCTTCGTTGATAAAAGAGGAGGATTTTGTCGTTCTTCATGAGATGACCCATAAGATACAGATGTTGAATATAGAGGCTGTAAAAGTCAATTCTAGGTTGATGTTCATAATCCAGTTGGCTACCAGCTTCGGTATGGATCTGGATTTAGATACGACATATGCGTCCACCGCCAAGAGCATTATAGAAGACAGAACGTCTGGATTCGTGTTTTATGATGACAAGGAACGTCTTAGATATGCTGACAAGGAGCTTGAGGATATGTTCCATGACATGAGCGTGACGGAAGTAAGTAAGATCGGGGTTGTTCAATCTTATGAGCTTCTTATGAAGCAGTATAATGAATTTAAGGAATTAAAAGAAAATGCCACAGGGAAGACGAAAGCCGACGAGTAGGGACGTCGATCGGGTAAACGATAATCTTGAGGTCATATCCAAGGCCGTGGATGACGCCAAGACGTATATCGCCAAGCATCCATGGGATAAGGAGAAGCCTGAGGATATGGCTAGGGCGTTCGATTTCATATCCAAGCTGATCGATAAGATCAACGTATGGAATGACTCGTATATGGAGAAGAGTGGGATCATGGATGTATACAGGAGTGTCAGCAATGTCCAGAAGAAGGAACGTAAGGGACAAGTGTCTGGAGGTATAGAGTCCGTATTAAAAAATATGCGATCATGAGTTTAAGCACGAGTCCAGAATTTTATGTAAATATGAAGAATCCCCCTGTATGGAACGATCTGTTCGGATGGGAGGATCAGGATGATGATGTTAAGCAGTTCTTCACGGAGGAGGCTTATAAGGTCAAGAACGGGATAACTATCAACGGTACGTTCATCCCTCCATGGCTTTATTGGCATGTTAATTTCTTTCCCGTATTTCAAGACCTTCCAAATGGAGAGCGTGTTCCGGCTATCAGCCGGTTACGTGATAATGAATGGTTTTTCGCCGAGATGTATCAACGTGCCCGTCAGGAGAAGAAAGGGTTAGGGATGTTCGGTACCCGTCGTTTTGGGAAGGCCCTTCTGGACTCGGAGCTGATATATACTCCTTATGGGCCTAAGAAGATAGGGTTCGCTGATATCGGTGATATCATATATGGCGATGATGGTAAGCTTACGACTGTAGTAGGCGTATATCCTCAAGGGTTCGTTGATATGTATAAAGTTACGTTTGAGGACGGGCGCAGTATAGTATGTTGCGGTCAACATCAGTGGAAGGTTAAATATCATGGTGATTATAAAGTCATGAGCACCATGGGTATCATCCACTCTGACTTCCATAAGATGACCATAGACATAGGGGAGGCCGTGGATTTCCCCGAGCGGCGGTGGCTGATGTCGCCCCAGCTCCTTGGGTCTCTGACCGCCTCTTTCCTTTGTGGATCTACCGACAGGATCTTCGAGTTAAGCAATAAGGAGATGGATGATATTATTTATTCATCCAAAAAACAGAAAGAGTTGTTTATAAGCTCATTCATGAAGATAGCTTGCGGCATAAGTACTGGTGACGATCGTTTTAAGGTCGTTTACAAAAGTGAGTATATTATATCCTTCGTAAGAAGAATATTCTGGTCTATGGGATATTATTGCGTCATGGATGGTGATGATATGTATATATCCAAGACCCATAACAGACTTAGGATATCCGATATAGATTATTACGGGAAGTATAAGGCTACTTGTATTGAGATAGATAATAAATCTCATCAGTTTCTTACTACCAATTTTGTCGTATCCCATAATACGACCATCATGTCATCACTTCTCCAGATGAACGCTACGATGACTATCGGTCTTAGTCATTCTGTAGTAGGATTCAGCGACAGTGATTTATCCAATATCGGCGAGTATTGTGAGTATGGTCTTGATCATGTGCATCCTTTTTTCAGGATCAACAGAACCAAGACCGACTGGAGTTCGGGCGTTACATTAGGCAAGAGGATGTCTAATGGCGTACGTGATATCCATGCCATTATCTCTATAGCCAACATCAACATGGGTAGGAAGACCTCCACTCAGAAGACGGCTGGTTTGACACCGGCTACGGCTATTTTCGACGAGGTTGGTAAGGGACCTATCAAGAAGCCGTACACTGCCGCTATGCCTTCCTACGACACTCCTTACGGCTGGCGTCTTAGCCCTATCTTGGCTGGTACTGGTGGTGAGGTAGAATTATCCAAGGACGCTCAAGAAATGTTTTCTGATCCTGAGACCTACAATCTTCTGGTTATGGACTGGGATATTTTAAATCGTAGAGCCATGAAAGGGAAAACATGGAAAGAACGGAAATGGGCGATGTTCGTTCCCGGTCAGATGGCTAACTCCGGTGTTAAGAGAACTATAGGATTGGGCGATTATCTTGGTAAGCCTGATGACAAGAAGCTTAATAAGATCAAGATCGACGCTACTGATTTCGAGGCTAGTACCAATAAACTTAATGAGGAACGGAAGAAACTATCTACAAAAGATAGGGTTGCGTACACTTCTCATACTATGTTCTATCCATTTACGATCGATGACTGTTTTTTAAGCTCATCCCAGAACCTATTTCCGGTCGAGTACGCTATCAAGCATAAGAATGATCTCCTTGAGTCGGGGCAATATAGCGGTATGCTGTGTGATGTCTTTCTTGAGTCAGGTAATAAACTGGGGACTACTAAATCGAATAAGCAACTGGCTGGATTCCCGTTTAGCGGCGGTGTTATTGACGCTCCTGTCCAGATATTCGAGATGCCTCAATCCAATAGGTTTGATGATTTTATTTATGTGGCGGGCCAAGATCCGTATAAGCAGGCCAAGTCTGATACTCCTTCATTGGGATCCTTTTATATATTCAAAAGGCGTGTTGGTATCCGAGATCCTTATGCCTATAGAATAGTTGCCTCTTACGTATCCCGCCCATCATCTATAGACCAATTCTGCCGTACGTGCGAGGTGCTTCAGAAGGGATATGGTGCTATATGTCTTATGGAGAACGCTGACCAGATGTATGAGCAGTACCTTAACCGTAAAAGCGGTATGCCAGCGTCTTTCTTCCTGTTTGCTGGTGAGGCAATAGCCAATAAGTATGTGAAGGCCGGCTCCCGGCAGAACAGCAAGTTAGGTCTATACCCTACCCCCGGGAACCAGAACCTACTCTTCTCGTGTGTAGTGGATTACTGCTGGCAGGATTTCGTTATCGGATATGATGATAGCACTGGTCTTGATATAACGGTCAAGGGTATTGAGTTGATCGATGATATAGCTCTACTGGATGAAATAATACAGTACAAGTCCGGATTGAACGTCGATAGGATAATAGCGTTCGGACATGCGTTGGTTCTCGCCAGATATTTTGACGATAACAACTACATGCCTAAATCAAAGATCGAGGAGATGAATAACGCCCGTAAGGAAGACGCTTATAAACATCATGAGGTATATGCCTCTGCCTTTGGATCGGTATCTATAGGAGCTTTTAGGTAAATGAATGTCAATTAAACGCCTATCTTTGTTGTAAATAAAATTGAATAATCATGGAAGTGTTTAATAGAGATCATTCGTTTCCAGCAAAAGGAGCGTTATTAGGATTACCTCCTCAGGCTATTTCCACGAAGAAAAAGAACAGGAAATGGAAGGAGGATTGTATGGACGCTCTTGAGACGATAGGGTTGAAACAGTATGATCGTAACCAGATGTACCGTGACTATTATCTGATGGCGGATGGTAAGTTATCTTTTATGGAGATGGCGGATGTTATCCCTCAGTTAAGGAACGTGCAGAAGCTAAGGAGCGATATAAGGATACCTTCTTTCTTGAAACATTATGATATCATAGGTGGTATCGTAAACGCCTTTGAGGGATGGTTGACAAACCTACAGGATAAGTATACGGTTAATGAGGTAGGGGATATGGCTATAAGTGAGTATGAGGACACGATGTCAAACTTACTTCATCGCCATATACAAGAACAGTGGGATATTATCGTTAACCAACGCCTTGTAGAGGCTGGTCTTGATCCTACGTACAATGAGTTTAATTCCGAGGAGGAGCGTCAGGCTTACGCCCAGCAAATCCAGCAGGCCAAGGCGTCTATGACCCCTGACGATATCCAGAGGTTCATGAGCACCAGATGGAAGACGCAGGCGGCTGTATGGGGAGACCATACGATCGAGGCTGATCGTAGCAGGTTTTATATGGATGAGCTTGACAGGGAGAATTTCCGGGATCGTCTTCTTAGCGGAAAGATGTTCCGTAATCATTTTGTCGGTTTTGATTACTATCGACCGGAGGTGTGGAGTCCTATGGAGGTTTTCCATCCTGATGTGAAATACCCGCAATACGGATCTTATGTAGGTCGTATTCATTATTACGAGGGTGTTGAGTTGATATCAAGATACGGCCATAAGATGACGGCCAAGGACAAGCGTCGGATTATGGGAGGTGATGATGATTATGAGGGATGGGTATCTAATGACGGTACTAGGTATGACTGGAAGAAAAAGAAGCCGTCTATTACCGGTATGTACGAGAATGAGGTTATTCCATGGAAAGGATACCATGACTATGAGTCTATAGTTGCCGCTGAGGACTATTATGGTGTTCCGATGGGCGAGTACCACACCTTCGGGCCGGACGGGGAGGAACACACCCAGCCCCGCTTCTTGCCCCGCTTCCATCCATTTGGCTATTTTAACTCTGACATGTCCAATGGCAAGAGATATGAGATAGATTCCCGCCTTTTTAGGGTTATGGAGGGATATTGGGTATCCATGAAACCGGTATTCTTAATAACTTACATGACGGAGACTGGGATGGTGGATCAGGAGCTTGTTACCGATGAGCTGCTCCCGGAGTTCTTGGAGAAGAACGGTATCAAGAAAGTGAAGAGGGTTATGGCCGAAGCCGTTGGTGATCCTGAGGTGAACACCTATATCTTGGAGTATGTCCCTGAGGTTAGGTTTGGCGTTAAGATCACCGGAGGTAATTTAATGGATAAGCCTATATATATCGGTGGGGATCCAATACCTCATCAGATACATGGTGACAGCAGTCTGTATGATTATGTCATTCCGGTTACTGGATTTATAGGGGCTAGTCTCGCTGATCGCATACAGCCGTTCCAGATGATGTATAACCTTGCTATGAACCAGCTATACAATAACGCCGAGAAGGAGATCGGTAAGTTCTTCTTAGGTGACTTGGGATTCCTGCCTACTGAATATAAGGATATGATGGACAAGAAGGGAGCTTTGGCTACTTTTATGCAGATCGTTAAGTCTGTATCGTTTATGGGTGTAGGTGGTAATGATACGAATAATCCTTACCAGAATCCGCAGATGAGTAGCATATATAACCAGTTTGGTGTATATGATCTTACTAATACGGATCAGATAAGATCCCGTATGGAAATGGCGTCTTACGCCTATATGATGGCTTATAGGATGATAGGAATATCCGAGCAGGCAATGGGTCAGTCAACTAGATACGAGAGTTCTACGGGCGTAAAACAGGGGGTTAACGCTACTATGCTACAGACCCAGACTTACTTTAATGATTTCGATGACTTCAAGAAACGGACATTGGATATTCATCTAGCCGTGGCTCAAGTATGCCAGAAGGAAGGATACGATTGGACCGTGATGCACAGGAATAGCGATCTTTCCTTGGCTTACATCAGTCTTACGGATAATAGCTTGTCGTTACGTCATCTTAATGTTATGGCTGTCTCTAATTCCAAGAAACGTCTGGAATTGGAGAATTTGAAGCAATATATATTACAGACAAATACGTTAGGTAATGACTTACTTGATATCACTAGGATGATGAGCGCCAACTCAACGGCTGAGATGAATCAGATCGGAAGGGATGCCAGATCTTACGCCGATCGTGTAAGGCAGGAAGAATATCAGAATCAACAGCGACTTGTACAGCAAAAAGCCGAGGCCGATCAACAGGCCCGTAATGACGAGCATGAGAAGGAGAAGGAGCTGGCTTATATCAAGGGTAACTTCGATTTACGGGGTAAGAGCATAATGGCCGCCGGTCAAGCGGCTAGGACACAAGATAACGCAGAGGGTATAGATTATGTGGAAGCTATAGCGGATCGAGCCTTGAAGGAAAGAGATCTGGATATCCGTGAGGAGGATATGAGAACCAGGCAGGCTAATGCCGAGGCTGAGCGAAGATCTCGTGAGGAGATAGAGAAAAGGAAGTTGGAATTAAAGGAAAAGGAGATAGATGCTAGGAATAAACGTTCTGATGCAGATAGGTTTACGTCAATAATAAACAAGAATTGATTACAAGTTTTGTAAATATTTTTACAAAATCTGTAATCATTTTGGCGTAAAATTCTGTCATATACTATAATGGGTTTGATTTAATTGGTAATTGGATTAATAATACTTTTGTAAAAAGCAAAAAAAGGAAATTGTATGAATGACATGGGTGATTTCGCTAAGGGTTTTAAGACCATGAGTGTCGAGGAACTTTTTTACCGTGGTGACGGTGATGGCGATAAGAATAATATCGAGGGTAAATATGATAAGGATGGTAATCTTATAGGTGATGCCAAGAAAGAGCCTGACGAAGGCGGAGCGGCTGACGGTGGCGTGGATAAGGGCGGCGATGCTACCACCACAGACCCTGATTCCCTTGGCGAAGGAGGTACTGATAATAATGTAGTATCAGTATTTAACGGAAAATCTTTTTTGGAGAAGATGGCCGCTAGAGGTATTATCGATAGTATTGACAACCTTGATATTATGGTAGATGATAAACCGGTCGATCTTTCTACTATCACTAAAGAGGATGATTTACTCGATATAGTGGAGGGATTGATCAAGGATAAGGCTGATGAGTTGTTGAAAGACAAGGTTGATACCGGCTCGATGTCTGATTTCATGAAGAAGATGATAGAGGTGGATAAGGCCGGTGGTAACGTTGGCCAACTATTAAGCCAATATCAGAGTATTCAGGCTCCGTTGGATAGCCTTGATATGAGTAATAAAAATGATCAGCTTGCGGTTATCCAGCATTATTATAAGATGTTGGGTATGCCGGAAGACGAGATAAAGGATAATATGGAGATGATGATCGGCAAGGGCGATGAGTTTATTGAGTCCAAGGCCAATAAGTTCCATGATATCCTGAAAAAGGAGATGGATAACCTTATCGAGGAGGAGAAGAAAAAATCCGAGAAAAGGAAACAGGAGTTGATTGAGCAGATGAAGATCTATAAGAAAGGTCTTAAGACATCTATAAGCTCAGGATTCCAGTTGACTGACACTATGATAGGTAAGGCTGTCGATTTCGTTACCAAACCGATAGACAATCAAGGTCATACGGCTATAGATAAAGCTTATTCGGAAGCTATCAAGAATCCGGACATGGCCGCTGATCTGGCTTTGTTCTTGATGAATAAGGACGAGTTTCTTAAACAGAAGACTAACAAGGCTAAGATGGAGGTTAATAAGAAGACCATCACTCTTCTTTCTGGCAATAAGGGAGGAAAGCAGAATAAAACTAATATCGATAACGATACTATAGAAGCTAACTTCCTTGATCTGAGTGGATCAAAGAGTGTATAACGTTTAAATATATTGAAAATGAATCCGTTTCTTACAAAAAGTTTCCCGGCTACCGTGAATGGCGATAACGTTATTGCCTTTACCGATGCCAAGAACTATAAGACTTCGCTCGTAGAGCATAACTTAGGCTCATTGGCGAGCTGGTATTATGAGGATCCTGATAAGAATCATCTGGGTCTTTTGAATCTGTTCTCTAATATCGCTAATTACCCTGTACCGATGTATATGGGTATGATCAATAACGGCGCTACGATCTCCGTTAACGGTATTGGAGCCTCTTTCCGTTATGATTTACCTGTTACAAAAACATTCGCTGTCGTTACGGCAGAGGATACATCAGGTCACCACCTGAAACCTGGTATTGATGGTAGCTTGTTTGATATCGTTTTGAACACATCTGAGTTTACGGCTTATGATGTTATTACCTACGATGCTGCTAACGGTTGTAATATCCTTATCTCAGGTGAGATCCCGTCTAAGACAGAAGGTGACTTGACACGTTATTGGTGTCGTGTTATTGGTGGTAAGGCTAAATACTTCCCTAAAGAGAAATTACGTCCGGGTATCCGTTATTGGAAGATCGGTCATGCCCTTGGTGAGTACAGTACCCAGTTCTCTAAGGTATCTGGAGCTGACAAGGCCGGTTCCATGACTTGTGAGTTCCGTTTAGGAAACCACCGTGGTGTTGAGGGTGAGACAACTATGTATGCTGGTATGAAGTCCATGCAGGCCGCCCAGAATAGCACTTCAGAGTTCGTGGAGACTGCCCTTCGTCGTATGAATGCCATGAGAAGCGAGTATGAGGGTAATATTCCTGATTTGGCTATTATCGGCAAGACTGTTAATGGTAGACTTGATTTACGTACGGCTAAGGTAGCGTCCACGCTGGAGGTATTCTGTATGGCTGAGTTGGTTAAGCTGGAAGCTAGACAGTTGATGTGGCAAGAAGGTGGTATTATTATGGATCAAAATGGTCCTATCCATTTGAATGAGGGTATCTACCGTCAGCTTCGCCGTGGTTATACTATCTACTATAGTCGCCCGATGGGTATTACTAAGGATACTCTTATGGCTGCTGCCGCTTATATTTTCCGTGGTCGTCAAGATCTTCCTATTACGGAGCGTAAGATTAAGTTCAAGGTAGGAGCTATGGCTATGGTCAACTTAGAGAAGTTGATTAGAGAGGCTTTCTTTACTACGTTGAGTAATTTGAGCTGGGGTATGGGTAGTGACCGTATGTTGCCTTCTAATCCTATCTCTGGTACTAATGATGCTATGATCTTAGGTCCGGTACAGGTTAAGGGCGCTTTTCTTCCCGGCATCGGAAATGTAGAGTTCGAGCACGATCCTTCTTTGGATTACGCTGACATGACAGATCGTAGCGAGTTAGTGAATGGCATGTATCCTAGATCCTCTTATTCTTGTATTATTGAGAATATCACTGACGCTGGATCGACTAACGCATATTCCGCTATTCCTAATACGGCTAACGCTAAGTTAGGTAATATGAATAACAACGTATTTTATATCAAGCCAGAAGGCGTAAGCATGTGGTGGGGTTATGAGTACGGTCGTTGGGCGCACAAAGCCAACGGAAATGAGATCGTATCATCCTTGCCGGGCATGAAAGAGCAATTCTGGTGTCACTCAGCTTCCGCGGCTTGGGTTATGGATAACAGCAAGTTCTTGATCATCGAGCTTCAACCGAACTACTTCGGCTAAGTTTTTTTTCATATGTAATTTGGTTTTTAGAGGGGAGGATATTCCTCTCCTCTTTTTTTAGGAAAGTAACGCAAAAATAAGGAAATGAAAGAGATTTTAAAATCAAAGAAGGTATTGGTCGAGGTAAACGGCTTCAATATCATGTCAGATACCTTGTATGAGGTGGTAGGTAAACACGACGGAAGCGCTCCGCAGGCCTTCCAAGACGCCAATATAGCCAAGGCTCCGTTCCCGGAGAATGCTACTCACGTATGTTGCCCGTGGGATGATTTCTCAGAGGTTTACAATACCGGTTTTTATCCAAGATCAAGATGTTATAATGGCATGGATAAGGATGAGGTTGATAAGTTGGTTGATCAGCGTGTCAATAATATAATGAAGCCTTTTGAGAATATATCCCAGAAGGATCTTTCCCAGACCAATTTCGAGTTTTGGGATGATGCTAAAGACAAGATCTATATGGGTAAGGTTTATAACACGGCTAATACCGTTGAGTTATTTTATTTATATCTGGCTGTATTTTCTGGCATGTTGACTCCTCAGGAAATGGATGGTGATCCTATTTTCATGAACTCCATGTTCTGTTTCATTGAGAAAGACAACGCCAAGGATTTCGTTCAGCAGCGTGAGATCAATAAGATGAATATCAGCTATAAGTTCATCGACGCCCTTAAGAAAGGTGGCAAGGAACGTCAGGCTGTCATCGACCTTCTTCTGTACATCGGTATCGTGACCCGTCCTGATTTTACAGAGGATGATTATTACACCGGATCACTATCAAACTGGATGAATGAGAAGAAGACCAATGTCGATTATCTGCTTGATATCTGGGATCGGTCATTGGGAGGTGATTTCAAGGAAGTTCTTGAGTTTTACCGTATCGTAAACGTCCTTCAACGAAATGGTCGTATCAATATGACTCCATCCGGATTACAATATAATGGCCAGATCATAGGACCTGACGTTCGGACATCCGCTGAGTTCTTGGCTACCAAGAAAGACTTTATTAACATAAAGGCTAATGTATTGGATGAGTATGAGGAGATCATGTCTATGTCTAATATCGATGATAAGACCAAGAAGGTTAAGGATGTCAAGAAGAAGAAAGACGTAGGTGAAGGTGATAAGGTTAATACGGAGGAATGACGATGACGATCCAGGAAGCGTATCTAAGGTCTTTGCAGAAGAATGAGCAGAATCTCGCCAATGGTGGGATTAAGCTTGATCCCGGGAGGTTCGTGCTTTTGTTCAACGAGGCTCAGGACAGGTTGATAAGATACTATCTTAATAGGAAGGATGATGAGACCATCCGATCTATACAAACTCTTCTGGTATACTGGAAATCGCTTAAGGAGGTTAGTCATATTGATGATCCCGAATCGACATCATTCGGTCTTCCTGATGATTATTTATGGTTCTCAAATATAAAAGGAGCGTTTTCTTATAAAGGATGTGAGGTTGGAGATTTTGTCATGTGGGAGGCTAAGAACGAGAATGTTCATGAGCTTCTTGGAGATGATAACAATAGGCCTTCTTTTGACTATCGGGAAACGTTCTACACCATAGGTGACGGGAAGGTCGTGGTGTATGAGGACGGCTTCCGTACAGACGAGGTCAGGATGACCTACTACCGGAATCCGGTACGGGTGGATCTGGCCGGGTATATCAACGCCGCCGGTGAGCGGTCCACGGACATCGACCCTGAGCTGCCCGATCCTTTGGTGGAGGAGATTTTGGATATGGTCGCCAAGCAATTCAACCTTAACGAGAATGAGTTGCAGAGGTATCGGTTTGATAAGGATAATGTGGCTTCTTTTAGATAAACACCGTTAGTTTGATCATTAAGCCTACTCGGAAACGGGTAGGCTTTTTGTTTTACATAAAATGTAAACATCATATTATGTCGTATACTCACGACCTCATTTTATTGCGGTGATGTTGTTTATGATTATGTTTGCGTTAGGTAAATGATTTTTAAATTAAAATATTGATAATATGTTGCACAGACCGCAAGACAGGGTACTTTTCGTATCCCCACACGCTAAGATGGTGGATGTTGATTCCATCTTATTAAAGGAAGGACAGATCGGTATTTACGATACTAAAGATACTTCCAAGAACGGTTGTAAGGCCGTGATTGATTTTACCGGTAAGCCTCGTAATGATAAGCGTTATGAGATCCGTATCGGTCGTAATGAACAAGCGGCTTCCCGCTCTATATATGACAAGGATTTTTCCACGCCTTTGTTCTCGTTGAATGAGATCACCGAGATTTACGCTTCCTGGCCGAAGAAGGATCACGCTTATGTCGATGACGTTATCTTAGGATACAATGGTGTCTCTGACGACACGGCTTTCTCCGTTTCCAAGGGCGACCGTATCGTTATCCGCTTGATTCTCGCCGGCAGGGCTTTCGAGCTTCTTGGCTACGAGGGAGGTCGTGTTGAGATCTTTGACGCTATCCTCTTGGATGATTGCGACAATACCCCTAATCAATGCGAGGAATGTGATCCTTGCGAGGAGGTTGATTTGTTACCCGCCGTATTGAAGTGTATCGAGCGGATGAAGAACCAACCTATTGCCGGTGGTGGTAAATTATCCGATTATATTGATATCATTCCGGTTACAAGATGTACTAATGAGGCTACTGAGCCTGAGACGGAGGACGTGAACTTCTATTGCATGGAGGTATGCGATACTGGTGATGATCTGGCGTTGGCTGAGGTTCGCGCTCAATATCCAGGATTGAAGATCGTACGTGAGACTATCGAGGGTAGCATGTCACGTTATAAGGTGATGAAGAAAGGCGCTAAACCGGCTGATTATACTCAACGTCTTATCTCTATCATGAAAGGATGTACGGATTGTCCTCCTAACTATACCGAGGTTAAGGGTGGTTATCTGTATTCTATCTCCTTGGAGGATGACGGTGTCGATATGTCTACTACGGTGGAGTCATTGCCTAACGTTGTAGCCGATACGGTTAATAAGATGAGTCAGATCAAGGGATCAGGTTTGTATATTGCCGTTACTTCCAAGAAATTGACGGATGAGGAGATCTCTACTTTCGTGGAGGCCAATCCTACGGCTATTATCTACTATGTGGCTAAGACATCCGATATGTGTGAGAATCCTACGGTTCGTACCGCTTCTTGGTCGGCTTATGGTTCTTGCAAGGTATCCACCGAGAAGTATTATATCACGATCCCGGATGATGAGTGCGGGAACAGTGCTTTGGAGGAAATCAAACAGGCTTTCCCGGAACTGGAGATCACTGACTACGGTACTCCTGCGGCTTGCCAGCATAGCTTCCAGACAACGGTATATACTAACATGTTGTGTGATGAATGCGACAAGGTGCTCGAGGGATTCTTCACCAGCGAGGCTCCGGCGTCCTACCGCAACCGTATGTGGAAGAAATTGGAGTCGGCTCAGGAACTTGGCACTAACTGCAAGTGCGGTATCCGTTTCCGTGGCAAGGAAATGTTATTATCTCCGTCAGAGTGCTTGATGGATAAAATGACTTATGTAGAGGATAGCGTTGAGATCGTTGGCGCTAGCGGAGGTTATCCTGATTCTCTTGACGAGGGGTCTCCTATCTGGTGGGATCAACTTAATTTCGAGAGACTGTCCAGCAAAGCACCACGTACTCATGTCGGCGGTAATATGATGGATGACGAGTTGAAGGGTTACGCTCATTTCAACGGTTTCCCGAAACATCAGGATTTCATGGGACGGACATTCATGAACGAATACAGCCGTGTTGAACAAACAGCCCAATACGTGGACTTCCAGATCACGATTAATCCTCATAGATACTCTCAAGGATTCGGTAAGGTTCTCGCCGATGATCCGGTTAATCTGATCTTACGTGTACGCTATGGCGCTCATGAGGGTGTTCAGGAGATGATCAATATGATCGGTGCTGCCGCTGGTCTTGGACCGGCCATCGTAACTGAGCCGAAATAAAGAACCTTTTTTGCGTTCATATATTTCCTAAAGGGGAGAGATTCAATTCTTTCCCCTTTTTTATTACCTTTGAAGCATAAGAATTAAAATGTTGTAATATGTCAGCTATTAATGAGTATCTAAAGAGACTTGCTTCCATATTTGGTAGCATGGGTTTCTCTGTTCCGCCAGATGACTTCTCCGGTGTTGTTATAGACGGAAAGACGTATCCGGTCATGATGAGGAATGACGGGTGTTACGTATACTTCGATGATAAAGGAGTAAAGAGACTTGTAAGCGAGGTTCCTAAAAAGGACTATCAGTTCATTAACATCAAGGACGCCCGTGTGTCGATCGTCAACCAATGTTATCGTACTCCGGGAGGTCAGGTAGAGGCTCGTATCCATACCTATATGAATAATAAGGGTGAGATATTGGCCGAGAAGATATTTATCATCAACTCTTCAGATGTTGATACGCCTATTGGTACGGAATTGGATAAGATTCCTGCCGAGTGGGTAGCTATAGATTGTAGCATAGCGGAGATGACCGATCGGGAGTTGATATTCGTAAGTAAATGTTACGCCACGGAAGGGGGCAAGGTCCAGATCGAGGGCGTTGAGTCAGTAGACCCCCGCCTGAACCCGGAGGTATCCCATTATGAGGTGGTGAATACGACTGACGATAGCAATCCTATCGGTACGGAGTATGATAAGATACCCGATACATGGAGTCGTATAGTATGTGATTTCCCGGACATGACCCAAAGGGAGATAATACCGGTGCTTAAATGCTTTGATACCGGAACCGGAAGGGTGCAGATAGAGGGATATAAGATATTTGATTACGAGATGGGTACCAGAAAGGAATGGTATCGCATCAAGCAAAGTACCGATCCTGAGAACCCGGTAGGTAAGTTCATTACCAGTATAAGTGATGACTGGGTTGAGGTTGTTTGTGACTTCACGGATATGGAGGACCGGGATATTGAGGTAACTGTAGAATGTTATAAGACACCGGCCGGTAAGGTGAAGCTGGAGGTTCTCACGTCATGGGACGGGAATATAGGGGTTAGGGATAAGAGTTATAAAGTCCTGGAGACTACCGATCCGTCACAGCCTGAGGGCGCCAGCTTCAGTTCCTTGCCAGATACGTGGGTAAGGACTGTCTGCGATTTCGACGATATGGAAGAGCGTGATATTAGGTCTTACGTTGAATGCTACGATGGAGGTAACGGTCATGTCAAGCTTCGTAGACTGGTTTCCTATGACTCCAAGATAAAGGCCAGATACATCCGTTTCGAGGTCCTTGAGTCGGATGACGCCAGCTTCGTCCCGGGGGCCGGCCTAGCTACCCTCCCCGAGGGTTTCTCTTTGGTTCCATGTGATTTCACGGACATGGAGGATAGAAACGTTCAAGTATATCGTGAGTGTTATCTCTTCAAAGGACAGCGTATTGAGGTGGATAAGGTTGTCTCTTATGACGGTGATCTAGGTGATAGGAAAGCCAAGTATATTGTACGTGAGAGCGAGGACGGCACTATCTTAATAGATCAGGAATATGATGAGATCCCTTTTGGATGGAAGAGATCTCCTTGCGAGCTTGAGAACCTTCGTGACAGGCATGTATCTTACTATGATCAGTGTTATGTTACGGAGAACGATAAACGGGTTAAGATCCATAATATCATTATATATAACTCTTTAGGATATGAGCATTATCATTTCTACGAGGTTACGCAGTCAGAAGACGATAAATATGAGGTAGGTGATATTAACTCCTCTATGATTGATAAATGGAGTAGGGTTGAGTGTGAGATGCCTGATATGGAGAACCGGGTCTTGGATACGGTAGAGACATGCTACGATACCGGTAAAGGTACGGTCAAGATCAGGCGTCAGGAAATTATTGACTATAAGCTTAATGTCCGAGAATTTGATTATAAGATCGTGGAGTCAACCGATCCTGATCATCCCACCGATACTACCCCTACCCAAGATACGGTTAGTGGCTGGACGGTAATAAGCTGTGACCTTAATATCATGGAGGTAGATGACTGTTATGAGGTTGGCGGTCATAAAATCCATTTAAAGGGATTCAGGACGGTCAATCCGGCGTTACAGGATATTAAGTCCATATTGTATGTCGTATATTCCGACCATCCTGATTATAGTGCTGGTGATGAGCTTAATTCTATCCCAGAGGGAGCCAAGATCACGATATGCGATTATGCGGATAAGAGCCAAAGACATATGGTCTCGGTTCGTGAATGCTATGAGGTAGATGATGGCCGGTTCTATGTGGAGGGAAGTCGGTTGGTGGATAATAATATGGTCGTTGAGCGGATGTCGGTGATGGTTCTTGAGTCATCCTCCCAGACCTACCCTGTAGGAACTACGCTGACCTCTATTCCTGATGGCGCTACTATCGTGGCTTGTTTATGTCAAACCTGTTAATCTGAATGGCTATGGTTAAAGTATGTAATGATTATTTTATGATTGATGCCTTAGCTGGAGGTCAGGTCATAAGAAAAAGGAAATATCGTCGTGAGAATACGATGATCGGATATAAATGGTATGATTATAATGGGGTTGAGGTTATCGACCCCATTGAGATATCACGCTTGGATGGTCTAGCTACGAAACATCAGCGTGTGGATGAGGCTTATGATGACCATGCTATTTTCATGTCGTCAACCAACTACGTTAACAGCGTTTCTGGTATACCTATGGACAAGCATATGGTTGTCGTTGAATGGAGACCGGATAGCGAGCAAGGTTTTGTCACTATGGCTCATGATGAGGGTCTTGACGGGGACAGTTATTATATAGTTGTTATCAATACAGGTGATAAACAAGCCACGATCTATACTCCGGTAGATCCGGAGGAGCCAAAGGAAGGCGCTACCCGTGCCGAAGATGACGCCAGCGTCTCTGTTGGAGGATCGTACGTATCTATATCTCCAAGACAAGTGGAGAGAATAAGAGTCACGTTTAGGGGCGGAAAGTGGTATTATGAGCTGGTGACTAAAACATATCCTAGCAATACTGGTGGTATTAAGATCGGTGACGTTGATTTCGTTACGTTCAGATATTTGTGGGACGAAAGTTCAGGAAGGGATTTGGATACCATGACAGAGGCTCTTAACTCGAATGTTCCTACCATAGATAATTTAGGCGTAGGATTCGCTGGTCCCGGTAATAATGATGATCATGTAAGAAGCGTACTTAAATGGGGAGGAGACAATACCGGATCAGGCAAGGAATGTGTCTGGATGTCGGTAAAGGATCTTCGTGCTCAATATTACGATATATTACCTGAAGAGACTCAGTTTATAGCCTACTCTACATGGTTTGGATCCAAAGGTACTGGTAAGTGTTCTTTTGAGCTTGTAGGGTATAAGGGCGGTACGATGAGACAGGATGGGTATAACTTTATCAATACCGGAGGATCTGTCGTATATCAAAACACATATGATTTTATTTGCAATACCAGTAAGGGGGCGAGTACATATAAGACTTCTTATCAGAAAGTAGCCCGTATTACTTATAATAAGCTCACCAATGAGGTCTATATGTCTATAGGCGATGCTATAGATCAGGAGGATAATTATGATAAGCTGGAGCGGGAGATCAATAATATAAAGGAAAGACTTAGCGATGTCGAGAGCGAGTTGGCTGTCGTAAGACGTATAGCCGAGGGTAAGAACACGGCGTATATCTTTGATACGGTCGATGCCATGAATGAGTGGCTGGCGGTCCCGGAGAACACGGCTAAGCTCCGTGTGGGGGACAGCTTCTGGATCAGGGAGCAGGAGGTACCTGATTATTGGTGGGATGGAACTCAGGCTTTAGAGCAGGAAGGTCCGAAGGTGGATTTGTCTCATTATTATACGAAAGATGAGATTAATAATATTGTTGATGATATCAACCAGAAGATAGAGGATAAGAGTACGTCTATTATCTTCGATACTTATATCCAGATGAAGTCTTTCGTGGATGATCCAACTAACGCCGATAAGCTTAAGGAAGGTACTATCTTGTTGATACGAGAAAAAAATGTACCTGATTATTATTACGATGGAGCTGGGATAGTTAAGATGGAAGCCGACGTAGAGCAATGCCTTTATGTTACTTTGACTAATAAGCCTACGGAAAGCACTATAAGTTATACCCAAGATCGGGAGGTGACTAATTTCGCTCCTGGAGCTATAGCTAGATGGGTTGACGCTGACGGCAATGACGTGTTCTATAAGCTTGTGGAGGTAGTAGGAGGCAAGGCTAAGTGGATTACTCTTATCGATACTAAATACGGTAATGTGACGCTACAGAGCACTTATGACAAGAACTATGAGATCGTGAATATCGTATCTGGATCACGTTTACAAGCTATAAATAGCGATAAGGATGAGATCAAGTTCGTTAATAGCGCTACCGGTAATGTTACTGTCGTGTTTAACGCCACGGTATCAGGAGGAGTCAAGAAACTTACGAGCCTGTTGGCCGTGAACGAGGTGGTCCTTACGCCTGGGGCGGCGGCGTCCTTCACCCGTACCGGCGAGACCTTCACCCTCTCCGATCTTTTTGGTGTTACGATCTTCCCGGATCTGGCTGATTCCAACCGTGAGGGAGAATGGGTAATGAGCGTAGGCGTAACCGGAAAACCGATCCTTATGGAGGTAAAGGAGATGAGGAAGTGGGATGAGAGTATTGTCAGGGAACTTACTATTGATGAGCTTAACGAGAAGTTCCCTAACGTGGATATCGGATTCGCTGTCGTATGCAAGACCATCAACAAAGTATATGAGATGGTTAACGGGTATAAGGAATGGGTGTCTTATGATATAACCTCAATAAATTAATGGTATGGCTTTTTTAGCAGGATACGACACGGTAGCGTCCTATGTCACGTTTATAGTGAATGAGGACAGGTTCCCTTGTTATGATGGTAAGGGTGCTGATTATATACCCGATCCGATAATATCAGCGGATGTTTTTAATCGCAGTCTTAGGTTCTCGACAAGAAAGCCAGGATTCGTGGACGTTGATTGGGGAGACGGGACAAAGGATCAATATCCTTTAGTTAAGATATCTGATGGTAGTTATAGGATTATATTCAGGTCTCTTGACATTGAGTATAAGAAGAATCCGGATGATACCGTATGGTGGCATAAGAAAGAGGATGGCTCACAATACATACCGGTTCCCCCACATAAGTATAGCGATATCAGGCGTAGGGAGGTTACGATGAGGTTCTCTAACTTAATTGATGGGGAATTTAATATGGATGGTATTGTCCTCCATGAGTTTCCTGTAGTTAATCTACCTGATATAACTTATTTGGCTATGGTCAGGTCCGTTTTAAAAAATGGTGATATCCCATATGAAAGGATAAGCAAGAGCGTTAATCTTCATAATATACAGATGGGATCTTTTGTTCATTCTGGTGTATGGAGTAATTGGCCAGAAGGTTTTTTAAACATGAAAGATCTGAAGTATTTCGGATGCAATGGCGTTTTTAACTTTGGGGATGATCCTGATTCTAATTGGAGAAGATTCTCTGAATGGAAGAATCTTACTGATTTTAACTTCAACTGGTGTAATATCCCTTCTTATGATCCGGCGTTTAATTCTATTCCGGCTGCGGGTATAAGTATCATTAGCGATAGGAATAACATACCTGTATTTGATGAGGTGGATAAGGTTGGAGATGATAAGGAAAGCGTTACTTTTATGGCTAGAGGTAGTTCATGGAAACAAGATCTGGTAGGAGGGAAGTTGAACAAGATTCAGCGGGCATATTGTTCTTCAAGTACGGTGCCGGTAGACGATCTTCCGGATTACTTGTATGAGATAAGGGAATTTAGGGTATGGAATTTGCGTGATGGTGGTGTATTTATAAATACGCAGGAGAGGGCTGATACGTTCGTTAACACGTTTTATGATAAGATAATGTCGTGGAGTTATATAACGATGTCACAGACGGCTTCTGACGGTAACAGGAATCAGTTTTATAAACTTACCTTAGATTTATATGCTGCCGTAGATCCTACTAATAAGAGGCCGTCTGGCGTTTATCAGGCTCCTGATGGGTTTGTCAAGGGGGCTAGTAATGGTAATCCTACGACACCTATGGAGAAGGTGTATGTGCTTACCAACAACTACGGGCAGACGTGGATCTTGGCGCCTGCCCCGGCTTCTAAGGCCGCCCTTACGAGGGCACGGCGGGCTGGGAAGGCCAGGATCACCCCGTTCGTTCTTGGCGTAAAGGACGGGCATGTATCCGTGTTCAGCGGAGATGTGTTAGATGAAAGCATGTCCAAGTACAGTTTTGCCGATAAATACGAGGCTATAGATATATGTAGTAATCTAGGGCTTGATAGTTCACCTGTTGTCGAGTATTTTAGAAGAATAGAGGAGGGAGAGGTATGAAGTTGATATGTAAGGATACGAATAAAGGGTCTATAACCTTTTTTACTAAAGGCAAATACGCTTTTAGGGGCGTTGACAGGAATGATACTACTGATGACGTGCCTGATCCTATATTGGATACTAATAATTACAATGAGAGTATACAGTTCTATTCCAAGACCCCAGGGATGTGCGAGGTCGATTGGGGTGACGGGAATAAAGAGCAATTTCCTTTCGTGAAGGATAGGAGCGAATCCATATACGGGCGATATAGGTTGATGTTCAGGAGAAGGGATATAAGTTATCGTAAGAATCCGGATAGCCATCCATGGTGGTTTTATAAGGAAGATGGGAGTGAGTATATCCCTGCGCCTAATCATGCTTACGCTGATGGGCTAGATAAAGAGCGGGTCATTACTATGACTTTTACGAATGATATTACATACGTTCAAACAGTAAGGATAATGATGGTAGGGTTCCCGATATTAGACGCCCCAAGTATTATCAACTTAATTTTATCCATTACCGGCGACGGGAATATAACCGATATCCCTAAAGACAGGATACGTAGATCGGTAAATATAGAGTATATAGCACTTAATGAATTAGGTGTAGGGACATTGACATCCATACCAGACGATTGGGATAGGTTGACTAAGTTAAAAGGCATTAATTTAAGTCGAACGGCTGATTTTAATGATACGGAGTCTTCTAATATAAGGAAATTCCCCTCTATGTGGCCTAATCTTGTAACATTATCTTTGGCAGGTTGCAGGGTTAGGGTATATCCAAGGGAATGGCTGTCTTTTAGCAAGCTAAAAGAATTATATATATCCCCGGGAGTGGCCATGCCATCGTTTGACCCTAATACATGCCCGGCTATGGATGAGGTGGATAAGATAAATCCTAGCTTAAGGACCTTCGACCATATAAATAGATGGTATGGGTCTGTCGTGAGCTGGCATCCGTATATGATCGGCAAGGGGCTGGAAAATATCACTAGCCTTATCGCCTCATATGGCTATAGTAATATAGATGTAAGTAATCTACCGGATTATATATATGAGATGAGATCTATGAGTAGTTTTTATATGCATACCTCCTTGTTGACCCAAAGTCGATGTGATACGTTTATATCAACATTATATGAGAAGGTGATGGGGTTTGATTATCTCACTATGTCCTCCTCCGCTTCCGATGGCAAAAGGAATCAGTTTTATGGATTGTATCTAAGTATGTATTTGGCTGCCAATCCTGTTGATAAAAGACCTAGTGGCGTATTACAGGCGCCTTCTGGTTTTATAAAGGGTCAGTCTAATGGCTCTCCGACGACTCCTATGGAGATGGTTTATGTGCTTATGAATAATTATGGATGGAGGTTTAGTATGGCGCCAGAGGCTTCGGTGTTAAGGTCAATACGATCTTCTGATATTGATACGAGGTCGTATAATCCATATAAGCTTATCGTATTTGACGATGGGCGTACCTTTGTAGGCAATGGAGATGTTTTAGCTCATGATACGGATAAGGTATTATCGTTTGGGGGTCAACCAGAAGGGGAGTTTTTATGTGATTCTATGGGATTGGACAGGAATGTTATTGTAGAATATTTTAACAAGATAGGTAATGACTAAGACATTATATAAATATGAGGCATCATCCAACAAGTTCGTGTGGTTCACCACATGGGATAGGGCACTTAGAAATTATTATACCGATGATTATAATTATGTACCTGATCCTGTCGTTGGTGATCCTTATAATACGTTTGTCGAGTTTAGATCCAGAAAGCCCGGTATGGCTAATGTGGATTGGGGGGATGGAATAAAGGAACAGTTTCCTATGACCAAGGTTCAAGGGGAGGATAATTATCGTATTATATTCCGTTCTTTAGCGATACGACATAAGAAAAATCCCAATACTACGTGGTGGTTCAGGAAGGAGGATGGATCGCAATACGTACCTATAGATAATCATGCTTACGCTGATGGGAGGAGGGACGTACAACGGGCTGTGTCGATAGATTTTACTTGTGATATTTATTATGCCAATATCCAAGTTTGCGAGATGACATCTTTCCCGATTGTGGATATACCAGGACTTGAGTTTTTGGTCGTATCCCATACGCTGTATGTTAATGACGGTATACCTGCAGACAAGTTGTCAAGATCCAAAAAGTTAATTTATATCGATCTTCAAAATATAGGGCAAAGAATGACCGTAATTCCTGAGGCTATAACCAGTAAGACAGAGGTATATTATTTAAATATGTTTAATATGCTTGATCTTAGGGATATAGAATCTAGCGGGATAAGGAATATAAAAAATATGAAAAATCTTCAAACCCTTGAATTGTCTTCATGTTATTTGGATAGGTATATAAAGGAGTTTAATGATCTTCCTAAATTAACTTCGTTGAGAATACATCCTGGCCCTCCTGATATGTGGAATTATTTTGATATAAATACCCTCCCTTTTTTCGAGGTAGATAAGATAAATCCTAATATTACTAATTTTTATTTTTTAGATGATTGGGTAAGTGGAGAAAGGAGGACGGGTTGGAATGATGATAATATGTCTGGAAGGGGATTGGAACATCTTACTAGTTTCATTGCAGTTCATAGCAATAGTCTTAGAATGGATAAGCTTCCGGATTATATTTATGAGATGAGGGCTATTACATGGTTTAACGTGAATGCGTCCACTCATAGCCAAAAAAGATCAGATGATTTCGTGAACTCTTTCTACGACCTTGTTGTAGGATGGGATCAGATTACTATGACATCCGTGGCCAAAGATGGGGAAAGAAATCAGTTTTATGGACTTGCGGTTTCTATGTATGGTAGTCAATATCCTTACGAGAACCAGCGTCCTTCCGGCAC